GTTAAAGGATCCATTCCTCCATAGTCACCAGCACCGGCTCTAATTTCTTCTATAAATTGTTCTTGAGTTTTGGGAGTACCTATATCTAAATTCTCTAATCCCGTATATCCATCTTGAGCTTGTGTTCTATCTACAATACCAGTCATAATGCCGTTGCCGACATTACCACCTTTTCTAAACATTGGTCTTTTAAAAGTTCTCATTATCTATTAAACGCTCTGTAAATACCAGCTAACGTCCCACCTGCTCCTATTGCTGTTGCAAGCGGGTTTGGACTAGGTCCAGCAACTTGAGTTGTTTGACCTGGATAACCAGCTATTAAACCTGTTACACCTGTACCAAAAGCTTGTGCAGCTGTTAAAGGTTGTTGTAATTGTTGTTGAAGTAATTGTTGTCGAGCTTGTAATTGAGCTTGTTGTTGAGCTTGGTTCTGTGCACCAAAAGTTGATAATGCTCCAATATCTTGACCTAAGAAAGCTTGTTGTTGTTGACCTAAATTTAATTGGTTTAACATATTTTGTTGAGCTAATTGTTGTGCTTGACCAAAACCTTGTTGCCTTAACTGTGCTTGAATACCTGCTCTGTTCCTGTCGCTTGATGCCTGATACTCTGCTCTTTGTACACCTTCTCTACCACCACCAAAGGCACCTGCTGCAATTGCTGCTGCTGGTATACCTTGTGCACCTTTTTGAGCTTGTATATCAAAATCTGCGATTGTAGTGTCAATGACATCTTGTTGATACGGAGACATAAATTGTTTGTAAGCATTAGGCCCTGTTGAAGCTTGCGCTGCATCTAAAAATTTTTGATAAGCACCAATACCTTGAGTAGCTAATTGTTGAGCTTGAGCCTGTAATGGATCTTGACCAGCAACAAATTGTGGACCAAATACTTTAGAAAGATCTGCAGTGCCATATTTACCAACAGCACCAGTTAGCATGTCTAAAAATGTTTTACCTCCAGCTTCTATAAACTCTGCGGGTAATACTCTTGTTTCTGATACTGCCATTATACTACTCTCTTTTCCATTGTTTTCATTTGATCATACAACCTTTGAGCACCTTTTTCAATATTGCCGTCACCCATTCCTCTAACAGCATCTGCTGTCATTACAAATTCATTTTTACTTAACATAGCAGGTACGTCATCTGCTTTTTCTTTTATACCAACTGGCACAAAACCACCAGTCTCTCTATAATCTCGTTCTATAGTACCAGCTTTATTAGCTCTCATAATACCTGTTGGCATCCCACCTGTTGCACTATTAATTCTTACAAACTCTTCTACTTCTTCATCAGATTTAGTTGGATTTGCCTGACTATAATACCTTCTTAAATACATTTTTAATTTTTCTGGATCGTTTTCAATCTCTGCTATTTCTTCTTGATCCATGCCGCTAGCAGCAAGTGCGCTTAAAGCTGCACCAATGCCCACTTGACCTGCAGTGCTTCCAAGAAATTTTTTACCTATATCAAAAAGACCTTTACTTTGACCTAAACCTTTTGAAGGAGGTAAAGCTCCACCTCCAAACAAAAAATTACCTACCCCTGTTTTAAAAGCTTGAGGTAAAAAACCCTTCATACCCAAAGCTCCTCCAGGTAATCCAAAAGCACCTATACCTAATATAGCAGCTTTACCAACAGGTGATTTAACAACTTTTTTAATCGTCTTACCTATTGATTTAACTAAACTTCCTAGTCCGTATAATTGTCTGGGTTCTTGCATTCTTGATATTGCCATAATTTAAATATACTTATATTGTTGAGCAGGCATAGATATCCTGAAAATACTACACTTTATTTGATTTTTTTATCTTCGTCAAGGGGTTTGGCATGTTTTGCAGGCCTGTGACCTTGATATAAATCATCATAAAAACTACCACAGTATTGAAACTCTCCTACGTGAGATATTACATCCATTACGTAAATATAAACTTTACCACCCATTTCACCCCATCTTTCACAAAAACCAAAATCTTCGCCAAAATAGCGTTTAGTTTTAGGATCATGGATTGTGTCAAATAAGTTATACATATTATCTTTCTTTTCCTCCACACCATTAATGTAAGTAGGTTGAAATATTTCTAACTCAGGGTATTTTTCAATCATGTCGGTTAATACTTTTCTTTTAATTAACATACACCCTGTAGGAGCGTGAGTTACTTCTATAATACCTTTATCAGCTATGATGTTATTTTTATCTTTTACTTTTATTGGGTAAGTAAAGCCAGCTCTTGATAAATCTTGAGCAGAATTAATTGCATCTTTTTTATTATTAACTCTTCTCCATATCTTATCCCAGTCTAACATTTTCATAGGATAAGGACATGCTATAACATCACGATCTGCATCTAACATTTTTTCAATAGTAGAAAATTCAAAGTCAATATCTGAATCTATAAATAATAAATGAGTATAATTATCAGGGTGATTTAACATCTCAGCTACACATAAATTTCTACCTTGTGTAACTAAAGAAGATTTCAGTAATGTAAAACTAACTTGTATTCTTTTTTGCATACACTCTTGTTGAAATTTTAAAACAGCTTGTGTGTAATGCATAGAAGTATCACTATGACACGGAGTACACACCATTATTTTATAATTAGAATGTTTACTAGCTTCTGTTAAATTAATTGTGGTTACTTTTGAATTATCAGGTTTGTTAAACCATATAGGTTTATTGGGATTTTGCATTGATAGCTCCTTTTAAAAAATTAGTCCATCCATTGCCTATTTTATTCCAATTATAATAAATGTTAACATAATGAGATTGTGACTCTATGTGATTATGTATTTGTGGGTGATGTAAAGTTTTAGCTGCAGCTTCTATTCCATAAGCAAATTTAGAAGCAAGTCTCATATAATTATCATCATAAGGAACGTACATTGGAAACTCTGCACCTGTTTCAAATAGTGCACCTAAATTAGTTGTTATACAATATAAACCACCTGCCATACATTCTAATAAAGATATACAAGATGTTTCTTCAAATATACTCGGATAAACGTACATATTATATTTGTGTATATTCTCTTTAATATAACTATTAGGTCGATATCCTATATAATTTACATTAGGTAATTGTTTCGCTTGCTCATAAAGCTCTGTGTAGTTATGATCATTTTGATCAAAAAATTGTTTACCATATACTTCTGTTGATGAATAAACATCTAAAGTAATTAATGGGTTCTTAACTAATTGCATAGCACCAAGTAAAACAGATAGTCCTCTCCAAGGTGTGTTTTGATGAATTATTTTTATAGGATCGCCTTCTTTGTAAGGTTCAGCTTTTTTAATGTAATCTACACCGTTTTTAATAACTACACATTTTTCTAATGGTAATCCAAACATCATTCTAAATTTTTCAAAAGTCCAGTGAGAATTAAAAACATACCAATCATACTTTTTATGATTTTTTTTATCTTGAAACCATGGAGCTAGATTAGGTTGATCATATGAATTTTTTTGCCAAAGTATATTTACTTTAGTTGGATGTAATGGAATTTTTTCAGGTATAGAAGTTGTAATTTGAACTTGATCTAATAATTTTTTATCTACGTATTTTTCTAAATACTCAAATTGTAATTCTGTTCCACCTTTAGGTGTTTGATTTCTTATTTTCATTCATAACTTTCTGTAAAATGTTTAATCCTTTCGGTGATACTTGTACTGTTAAATCTTGAGCAATATGCTCTGCGACTGTTTCAGTATTAGGATCTGCTATATCAGCATCTTTCTCTGCTTCGTCTTTATATACTTTATTTGTTCTAGTATTTCTTAAAACTACTGTTGTAGTGCAATCTATTTTTAAAATATCATTATCCATTCTGTTGTGACCTGTCTATTAAAGCATAACTTATCAGACCCTGTATTTTACTACTGCCTGTAGCTGCTGTTACTGTTATAGCATCCCCTGCTTCTAAATTCAAGCCTTGAGGTGAGGCATTTACTTGTGATTTAGCCGCTAAATCATCACGAAAAAATTCATATTCAGTATTTGAATCAGATGAGTCAACAAAATTCATGTTTACTATGATAGCTGATGATGCATCGTTGTTTGCACAATAAATACTTTTAACTATGATTGCTGCATTGGTAGGGCAAGTAAGCACTGTTGTTTTAGATGTATCAGCTTGTTTAAAACCTTGATTTTTATATTGTATAGTCATTAAGATAAAAAGTAATTATATGCATCTTGCTCTTCTTTCAAGTCGTTTTGAAAAGAAAAATTAAGTTGATTCTGTAAAGTAGCTAAAGACTCTAATATTTGTCTTTGATTTTCTACGTCGTATTCTTGTTTTGGTTCAGGTATGTAGTTTGTTACTTTAGCCATGTAAAGCTCTACCTCTTGCGCTTGAACTAAAACCAGATGATCTAGAAGGTCTAGAAGGAGCTGAATAGTTAGCTCCACCAGGTCTATTTCCTCTTCCTCTATCTTGATTAGTTTGATTAGCTGATGGTCTCATATCAACTTGTCTTTGAATAGCTTTAGCTTCTCTCATTGTTTTTTGCGCTGCTCTGTCTCTTGCATCTCTGCCACCATAACTTCTAGCATCAAAGTAATCAGCTAAACTTGAAGACTTAGCAAAATCTGTATTACGTAATCTTTGATTTAAACTTTTAATTCCATCCATTGCACCACGACCTTTGTTTAAAAAGAAACTAGCCCCAGGTACAACAAAACCGATTAAGGCTTTAAATAAATCTGCTAGACCGCTAGATTTTTTTTCGCCTGTTAATGAATCTACTTGTTCAACATCTTCTTCGTTAGCTACACCAAAGGCAGGTGTGATGCCTCCAAGGTCACTTAAAGCAGGTGACATATTACTAGGAAAAATAGTTTGAGTTCCGCTATCATAACGAGGTTGACCTATAGAACCTATCTGCATTCCTTTTCCTAAATAGTTTTGATTAGGTCCAACACCTATAGATCCTGTCATTGGTCCATCACCTAAATAATTTAAGTTAGGTCCTACTCCTAAAGACTCCAAACCTCGCATACCTTTTCCTAAATAGTTTTGATTTGGTCCGAATTGTCCTATTTGAAAACCTGTATCTGAAGGCAGGTAACTACTTTGTAATAAATAATTTAATTGATCTTCGTCCATTATCTTCTTCCGTCTGGTTTCGCATCCAGTCTAAGAGTACCATAACGCCAAGTTTCTCCGACTGCATCATTTTCTATTTTAAGAGCTACTAACCTTGCTCTTGCACGAGTATCTACTTTATCAGTAGATGAACTAACTGTAAAGGGTCCAAGTGGAGAACTTGCAGCTGTACCATTAGGGTAATCATTTAAAAGTAAAGTAATTTTTGAGTTTCCTTCCAATACCTGAAAATCAGGTATAAATCTTTTAACTGACATAATAAACTCACCGTCTCCTCTAAAGTCTGCAATACCTGTTTGCATTCCTAGACCACTAGATCTGTTTGCTATGTCATAGTCTCCTGATTGAATAAAAGCATCAATTGATGTTGTACCAGAACTATTTACTTGATCAGTTCCAGTTTCATGAGCATAGTAAGTTGATGCACCATAAAAATTTGTAATACCTTGAATTGGAAAGTTAGGTAAAGCAGTTGAATTATATTCCGTTGCATAAGGCAATTCAAAAAGTCCTTGATCTATATAACTAGTTCTAGCTAGTGACGAGGTAGTCCAAACTTTTTCTGCGTAATTGTATACTACACATCTATTAATTTGTTGAGATCCAAACGCAGGATAAAACCAATTAATTTCATTATACAATGTGTTGTGTTCTGCATAAACTAATTGATTTGAGCTTTGGTTAATTCCTAAATTATCTCCGGTTGTGGTAAATACAAAGTCTTCAACTAAACAAGGAATAGATTTTACAGTACCATCAAACATAAAAAATCCACCTTCACCTGACATCCAAAACACAATACCATTAGAATAACTCAATGCGTTTTGTCCAATCAATCCACAGTTAGTACCCACCTGTCTAACAGAAAATGTAAAAGGTGGTCCAACAAATTGAATTACATAAGCAGAAGTATCTGTTAATACTAATGTGTAGTCTTTACCAGATACTGCTCCTATAATTTCATTTCCTTTATCTAATCTAAAAGTTCCTGCGGTATTAGTCGCTGTTGGAATATAAGTATTAAAATCTTCTTGATTAGAAAATCTAATAAACATTGGATCTTGTGTTGTTGAATCACCAATTGTTGTTTCTGTTCCAAAATGAAACACATGTCTATCTCTATCTGATACTTGAGTTAATCTTGTTTTAGTAGGAGCACCAGACATAACGACTGCTCTGTTTGATCTAGGACTTGCTGCCCCTGCATTCCATGTAAATGTTTTACCATTATGAATAGTTGCAACAAGTATTTGACCAAAGTTATCTAGGCTCCAGAGCCCTGGATCCAGAATCACATTACTGGTTGAACTTGCAGTACCCCACGTACTTGAACTCCACGTGCTTGTACCCCAACCTAAACCTGCGGTTTGAAACGTTGGACCAATTATTTCATATGGATCAATTTGTGCAGAGCCTGTTCCAGAAGTTGTACCTGCTGAATTAGAAGGCATAATAATTTCAAAAGTATTTGTAGTTTTATTTCTTACTTCAAAAGTATTACCTGTGAAATCGGATATTGCATAACCAGATCCTGTTGGAACTGTAACTGATGAAAAAGTTATGTATCTTCCATCTAATAAACCATGAGATGATTTATTTACTGTAACTGTAGCAGAACCGGATGCTGCAGTGAAGGTAGCTCCAGTTATAACATCATTATCTAAAGGACTGATATCAAAAAACTCACCTTCATAATATAAAAACAAACCTTGTGAAGTTCCTATTGCTACATATTTTTCACCAGCAATACTAGCAAAGGCATGTTGTGCTCTTGCTACGCCAGGCAATGTATTATTTGAATTAGTAAGTTGACTCCAACCGCCTATTTTCTCAGGTAGTCCATATCTAAATCTTACGAAATCACCATCGATCCATCGACTTTCAGCCCCTGATTCTGTAACCATTTTATCAAAACCGGGTTTAAAATTAAGTTTTTGTAACATAAATATCCAAATATTATAAAGGAGACAGCGGGTGGTATGTGGTGGTGTCCACTGCCTCCATTATAATATACTACCTTTTAAACCAAGATGGAAGACCTAAATGTGGTCTTTTGTCAAACATATTTTCTTTGGATCCAGGAGTCTTTTTATTGTTATAGTGCAAAAAAACTTGAACACATT